CGTATGGGTCAAGGAAGTAAAGTAATTATCAATGGTGATATAAAACAAACAGACCTTAGATCTAAAAGTGGACTTGAAGAAATCATTGATAAACTACAAGACCTTGACGGCGTAGGTATATGTAGATTAGGATATAGTGATATTCAAAGAAATGGAATATTAGGACAAATATTAACTAGACTGGAGAGCTAATGCCGATATATGATTATGAATGTAGAAACTGTGAAGCGAAAGTTAGTGATGTGTTCCAAAAGGTTACAGACCCAGAACTAACCACATGTCCGAAATGCTTTTCGGAATCTGGATTGTTTAGAGTCGTTACTGGTGGGCTTCACAGTTTTATGGCGGGAAGCAATACCGTAGGAAGTGTTGCCGACAGAAATACTAAAATAAACAAAAATAAGATTAATGAAATGGAAGCTATGAAGCGTGAGTCACAGCCGAAGGTTGAAAAACCTTGGCATCACGAACATACAACTAAATCAATGAGTGAAATCAATAAAATGTCCAACGATCAAAAGACTAGATATATTATGGAGGGAAAATGAAATATTTAAATGAACATGAAGATCAAGAGATATTAATTTCAAAAGAAATAGATTTTAATAAGAAAGGATCTCAAGTCTTAAATAAAAAAGAAAAGATTTTTGCTAAAATAGTTTCTTCTAAAGAGAATGAAAATTATTTTATCACAACCTATAAAAATCAAATTTATGATCCAATTGGAATTAACTCCAATAGAGAAAAATATCTAGAGACAAAACTAAAAAGAGTCTCTAAAGAAACGTTTGATTTTTATTTAATATATCTTCAAACAAATAATTCTATTTACTTAACAAGGGCAAACAGGAGATTTATAAATGAGTAAGAGAGGACCATTGAGTAAAATTGAAAAGTTTTACATTGAGCAAAATTTAGACTTAGGAGTGGAAAAACTTGCGTCTGATTTAGATAGAGCAAAAAGTGTTGTCACGGCATATGCTTCTAAATGTGACTCACCTGTTCAAAAAGAAAAAACTGAACTGTCAGAACAAATATTTAGCAACAAAAAAGGTTCGACTGTTATGACAGAAAACGGCTCTATGCTTAGTGATGATTTTAGATCTAAATCATTTTCAAAACAAAGGAAAAGACCAAACTGCGTAGATACAATAAAATGAATACAGAAGAATTTCTAAAACGTTATAAAACTAATAAATCTGCCATTTGGATAAGGTGCAAGCTTACAAACGGAGAAGAATTTAATATTGATAAGCACGACGAATGGATAGATTTAAAAAAGAAATGCGAGTCAGAAAGGTTATATTTTTCTGAACTATATTTACAATTTAAATCTCACAAAGAAACCGTTGACATTGAAGATTCTGATGGTATATATATAGTGAAGTCCGTTATTGGTAAAATGGGTGGAGAAACAAGACACTATTTTACTACAGGCAAAGTAAAAAACAGTAAAGTTGATAAAAAAATGTGGATAACTCCAGAACTAATTATTGATAAAGAGTATGAAGATGAAATTGAAAACTGTTTTGAAGAAGCAATCATCTATGACAAAACGGAAAAGAACTGAGAAAAGTAAATATAAACATCAAAGCACAGGGGATTATTGCACCTGTGCTGCGTATCTCGCTGAGATGATGTGCCTTCGTTTAGCTGAATATAAGAATGAAGGCAATCTTACTTACAAGTTTTGGAATAAAAAACCTTGGGATTGGACATTCAAGCAGCAAATGTTTACTGCAAACTCTCTTATAAAAAAGTACGGAGAGAAGGCTGTAGTTCGTGCTGTTATGAATCAAAAATCTGTATTTTCTCTCAAAAATAATAGAATTATCCCAGAAATAAAGAAACAAATCGCTATAATAGAACAGGAGAATAATAAGCCCAAGCAAGATCTAAAAATAAACAAAGAAGCTAAGACTAGGAATAAATCATACGGAAAGAAATCTGGATTAAATAAATTAAGAGGATTAAATGGCAAAAAAGAAAGCGAAGAATAAGTTTGATGACGACATTGTAAGCAATCAAATCATTGGAAAGTATGGTGATATTGTAGAGCAAGGAACAAAAGTTCTTGCTGACCTGCAAAACTTCAAGACTATTGGTATTTCACCGGCGCTAGATTTGGCTACTGGAGGTGGTGTTAGAGAAGGTAGTGTTGTGGTAATGACTGGCGACCCTAAGACTGGCAAGACAACTACATCGCTTTACTTTGCGGCAAAAGCTCAAGCGGCAGGTAAGAATGTATTTTACTTTAATACTGAAGGTAGGCTTACAAAAGAGAACTTTACGGGTATCAAAGGTCTTGATGCTAGCAAGATTAAAGTTATTCAAGCGACCGACAATCAACCTGTTGTATCTGCTGAGACATTCCTAAATGCAATTGAGACATACGTTAAGAATACTCCTGACTTTGTAGCCATAATTGACTCTGTGTCTAACATGGTTCCGCAAGACGAGCTTGATGGGGATGTTAGAGGTGGAGTTAGAGCGCAATTACCTAGACTACTATCTATGTTTTTTAAACGTATCAGTAATGATGTAGCAAGAACTAAGTCTATACTTATTTTTATTACTCATAATATTGCTAATACTGGTGGTTCTCGTTGGTCTCCTGCCAAACTTGCTGACTGTGGTAATATGCTACAGTATCAAGCGGGAACAAATATGGTTATTACTCACCGTGGAAAGTGGGAGGAGACAGATGAAGCTGGAAACGATGTTGGTCAAGTTGCTAACTGGATTATAAAGACATCTGCGGCTGGAGGTAAGCCAAATTCTAATGCTGTTTCATATATCAGATATGGAACTGGAATTGACGAAGTGAGAGAGCTATGCGAAATAGCCAACGAGCTTACATTTATTAAACAGGCAGGCGCATGGTACACCATTGTCTCTGCGGTTGGCTCTGACGATAAAAGAGTCAAATCTCTACTAGAGAAAAACGACGTTGACCCAGAAGACAAAGAAGCTGTTGAAAAGTTTTTTAAGTTTCAGGGTATGTCAAAACTAAGCGAGTTTATAGAAACAAACCCTGATATTCAAAGTTTCTTATACGATGAAATAAAAAATGTTCTATGAAAATCGTAGGTCTTAACGGTCGTGAATATAATATAAATTTAAATAAATATATTGTAAAAAAAGATGACAAGACCGTTAAATCAAAGTATCATATAGCAGCAAGAGAACTTCTTGCTGATACATTTAAAGGCTATAACATCTTAGAAGAAGTTAAGCTGCCGGGATCAAGATGCCCAAGTAAGAAGTCAGCGCTATTCCTAGACTTTTTCATTCCAAATTTTATGCTTGGAATAGAAGTTCATGGACAGCAACATTATGAATTTTGTAAATTCTTTCATAAAACAAAAGCCGGATTCTTAACAGCAAAAAGAAGAGACTGGATAAAAGAAGAATGGTGTAAGTTGAACAATATAGATTTAATAGTTCTTAAATATTCCGATAGTATAGAAGATTGGAGAAATCAAATTGACAGCCGCTGAAAGACTTAAACAATTCTTAGAAGGTATCGAAGCATATATAACCGCAAAAAATATAACACCTACAAAATTTAATCCAGAATTTGCTTTGGCAGAAACCCTTTCACTAGAAAGTCTAGAAAAATTAACACAAGATGAATGTTTTGGTTACGCATATCAACTTATGCAATATGTAGATCACGTTGGCACAGAGCGCGCTCACTGCGAGAACGTTATTCGCTGGTGCGAAAACTCTCTACAAAGTATTATATCTGAACAAATATCAAGTGGAGTTTGGGATACATACGCTAAACATGAAACCAAAGTCGCTACAATCCTGAGAAACAACGAGTTAGCTAATAAAATTAATGATTGGAAAATAACCGCTCAGGGAAGACTTGAAAATATTAAAAACAGAGAGTATAATATACGTAGGAAAGCTGACATACTTTTTGAAAAAGGTAAAAGAAAATGAACTCAGAAGATATGGCTAAATTTATTGAATCATTAGATGACGAACAGCGAAAGGCATTTGAAAAAGTCTTTAAATCTGTTGGTTCCTCGATGGGCGTTGAAGTAAAAGAAGAAAAGCAGGATGTTCCTG